AAAATTTACATAAATCTAAGTAACTTTTAATTAACTCTAAATCGGAAAGTTCTTCTTCGTCAGTAAAATTTCTGTATTTTTTTAAATTTTTAACCAATTCCCCCTTATTAATCCCTTTAAAATCTGAGATGATATAATTGTAAACCGCCTCTTTAATAGTGTTTGGATTATGTCCTCTCGCAGTGATTATCGAAAAAATTGAACCGTTATTAATACACTCTACAAAATCATTCCAAGCAGGACCCGGTTTTGCTAACATAGAGTCAATTAAAAATGCTTTATCTCCTGCGGTTCTGAAGTTTCTAAATGGGTCTTCATCAAAACCAACAATCATCTTACCATTATAGTCAAAATCTTCTTTACCAATTTTACTTCTATAATGTGCAAAATCTTCAGTTGTCATTCCAACTACATCACCGTTATCATCTTTAACCATAATACGGGTTGGCATTGTTACAATATTATCGTCCCAATCGAACGCGTAGTACTTTAAATCTGGAGTACCTTCTTCTGTAAATCCTTCTCTTAATCTCATAGTTTATAAATAGGCGATAAGGGGATACTTTACGTACCCCCTTTTTATTTTTTTTAGATATTATCAAATGACGCTCCTGTTGGAGTAATCAAGAACTCAATATCAATGAATTCCAATGATTTAGTAGGTTTGATATAAATCTTACCAACTAATTGGTTTCTATCTAAATCTTCAGCTGAAGATGAAACTGTTACACGGAAATCGTATAACCCTCTGTCTCTTCTGATAGCGTCTAAGATAGGATTAACTGCGTCTAAGAAATCTTGTCTTACTTTATCGTCGTTTTGTTCGAACAATAACCTTACAGCTACTGCTGAAATCAACTTACGAGCTTGTAATAACAATCTTCTAACATTAATTCTGTCAAGAGCACTTTCTCTAATTTGTAGAGTTTTGTTACCCCAAATTACAGTTCCCACATCAGAGAATGTTGCGATTGGATTAATTCTACCAACATAAAGAACATCTCTGTCTTCTTGTGTTAGTTTACGTCTTGCTTTAACCGCGTTTACTAAACCTCTTGTGTAACCCGCTGATGCGAACCAAGGGAAAGCAATATTATCAGTTAATGCTAAGTTTCTACAAACCTCACCTGTTGCTGGTAAATAGATTTGTGTGTTATTAACAGTATCACGAGTTAATACCCAAGGATAATAAGTTGCCGTGTAGTTAGAGTCTAAATAACCGTCAATCATATCAACAGCTTCTTGTGGATATATGTAATCAGTTTCGTTAGTTGTTGATGGTACAAACATATTAAAGTCAGGGATTGTACAGATATACAATGAATCCGCTCTATTATATTCAATCATTTCAACAGCGTCCTCAACTAAGTTACTATTGTTTTGGAAGTCAATACCAGGTGTAACAAACACGTTAATGTTAACCGCTTCAGGATTTATATAAGTTCTTTGTCCTAATAAATAAGCGTAGTAGTCAGTGTTTGCATAATCTTGAGTATTATCTTCTACAGTTATTCTTCTGAATAATCCTGTACCTGTAGCGTTAGGATATCTATCATCAGGTGCCGCACCTGCTAAATAACCTGAAGAACCTAATTGGAATCTATCACTATTTGTTCTAGACTCTCTGTATATATCCCATCCGTCGAATCCTCCCGCAAATAATAAAGTGAATTTTCTTGCAAATAATCTATAATAAGGATTATCCGCGTTTTGTGGTTCACCTCTAAATGGAGCTGCCCCAACCGCAAATGCCGTTTTACCTGAAGTAACACCGTCAGTAATTGTGACAACAGTTGCTCCTGAGTCCATATGGAATCCTTTAGTCATATATGCCCAATCTTGTAATGCCGGTGATGCTGTATCTCCAAGATTTTGTTTACCAACATATTGGAAGAAATCTAAATCATATCCAATATTACTTGATACACCTAAATAAGTTCTTCTTACGTTATCTCCAGCACTTCTTGTAGGATTATCAGTACCACTTGCAAATCCGAATGGAGGGTTAAATATTGTTTCACCAGGAAAATCATATTTAGTTTTAAAAATTGGGAATGGTGAATTAACTCCATCGTATAATCTAAAGTTATATCCTTCAAAACCACAAGGTAATGAATCCGTCGGAGCATCTTCATTAAGTTCAACCATTATAAATTTAGAATTTAATGAGTATTCCCCATCTGATGAACCAATTTTCTTAGCTACGAAGTTATTTTGGTTAGGGTCCATAGAACAATTAGTAAATTTCTCTAAAACAACAGGTGCATCATCAGTATCGTAATAATCACGAACCATTACATCAAATGTTCCATTACTAAATGAAATATTAAAAATTGATATTTTTATTTGGTAGTTTGCACTATTACCATCCGCAATTGATATAAATTTAAATAATCTATAAACTTTAGTACCTCTTAATTCCGAAACTAAAAAAGGAGTTTCAGGTGCTTGATATCTCTCAGCGTAGTATGCGATATTATCTGACTCATTACTTCTTGCGTCCGGTAAAGAAACTAATTGGGATTTTAAACCTCTAACGTAACCTTTATTATACGCCCATCTTAATAAACTATGGAAATGTTCTTCAACAAATAAAGGAACCTCACTTCTTGGTTTATCAAAATTACTACTACCAAATACTTTTGGTAAGTAAGTTGAATCAGAAATCGATAAAGAAGTTTTGAAAACTAAATTCTTACCACTATCGTTAGTAACGTTAATTGCAAACGGTGCATATGGGTTTTTATCAACAGATGAATAACTTCCAGAAAAATCTAAAGTAACTGCACTTAATGGACTAACTTCATAAGTTGGACCATCACTAGTTGAATTAAATTGAGATATACCTCTTGAACGTAAAGTTGCAACAACTAAATTATTATAGTTAGTGTAACTTGTTCCTGTATAGTAATAAATTTTACCGTGAACCGTCCCTGAGAAACTAGTTGGTTGAGTTGTAGTTGTTGTAGTTACAGGTAATGTAGTCGTTGTTGTTGAACAAGGATTTAGTGTAGTAGTAGTTGTTGTTGTTGTGGTACCTGATGGAGTTACAGGTATTGATGATGTTATAGTTAAACCAGTAACTGTAGTCCAAAATGAAAATCCTGAATAACTATTACCACTATAATTGTTAAATAACGCATAATACCAAGGGTCATTTTTAGGGTCAGTGTAATCTTCATAATAAGAAGATATTGAAGGAACACCTAATACATTAGTTTCTGTTGTGAACACGGAGCTTAAAATACCATAATCAATTTCCGAAATAGTTCCCCAATAGTTGATAGATGTTGCACTTAAACTATTGTTTTGGAAAATAGATTGTAGTTGAGATTGAATATCTTGGTTTAAAGTTGATGTACCACCGTTGAATTGGGTATAACTATTATTCAAAATGTTTTGAATTTCAGCAGGGAATGCTGTTGAGTAACTAATACTACCGTCAACATTAGTAGTACCAGTGAAATTAACATCAAATGATACTGTGTCCGCAGTACACGATAAATCACAGGTACCATCTTTATAATTAGGGATACTTGTACAATATTCCTCGAACCCAACTGTTGTTGAATCAACATTTGCAATTGTTCGAATTGACCAAGACGGACCCGCATCATAACCTGATAAACCTAATATTCTTGTCATAAACATTTGATTAGATTGTTGTAGGTATGATTTTGCAATATACGATGATTCGTACTTTGGAATTTGTGTGTTTATGAATTTTTCTGGGTTAGTCCCACCGAAATAGGTTTGAAACTCGTCGTAGTTTGTTATAAAAATAGGTTCAAATGCAGGACCCTTTAAAGACTCCCCAACTATACCTAAAGTTGTAACACCAACACTCTGAGCCACAAAGCTTAAGTCTCTTTCAGAAGTGTATACTCCAGGAGACACGAATACTTTACTGTTTGTTGCCATTATTTTTTAATTTCTGTTCAGTTTTATTTATTCATAAATATTTGTTTTTATATGAAAAAACTTTACTTTTATAAAGATATTTTTATTTTGGCAGACTTTTTTCTACCTTTTTTCTACTTATGTATATGAGTGATAACAATAAAAAAATTAAAAATCTTAAGATTTCGGTTGAATCTCACGAAATATTGAAGAAATATTGCGATAAAAAAGGTATTAAGATTTACAAGTTTGTGGAGAATTTAATTATCGAAACTTGTAAAGAAAAGAAAGATATCTATGGTGAGCGTTAGACTATCGTCGCTTTAAATTCAATAGTCGACGTTTGATTTGGAAATTCTTTCACGATTTCAAACCTAACAATACTATTAGCATTTAGTTGTATTTTGACAGGGTTTATACCGTAGTATTCATCATTAACAAAAACATCATATGAATCAACATTGTCAGTTTTAATTAATGTCAAATCAACTTTATCGTAAAATCTTTTTGTTGCAAAAACATTTTCGTCAACAAATTCAATCGTGGTATTATAATTTTTAGGATTGTCTGATAGAGACCTTCTTTTTCTATTATCAACACCTTGAGTTGTTTCGAATAATTGGAAAACTCTTTCGACACCGGGTTTAACTTCAAACTCATCTTCATCCATTAAGAATCCCATCATAGTGAACTCGTAACTTTGTATATAATATTTTCTTTTCTCAACGTCCATTACCGATTCGTCAGATACATTATCCATAATTATAGGAATGTAATGTCCTTTAATTTGAGTATATGCTTGTTTTGATGAAAATTTCTGTAAAATAGTTTTATTAAGAGTGTTTAATTCTCTCATTCTGTTACAAATAATTTTAACAGAATATTTTATATCAACAGGAACAGGTTGAGGTATCTTATACACATCAACATTAATTCTATTCCCATCAAAACTTGGAACCGAGGCGTAATAAAATTCTTTTCTGTTTGGGATTGTCCACAGTAGTGATGGTAATGAACCGTATTTTATTTCAGGATTTCTAACAACTGTAATAAATGGTGGTGAGACATTTTTATCCAAGTCTTGGAAGTTCCAAGTTTGTGTAAATTGAGCCCAATTTTGTGTGGTAATTAAAATATCTGTTGTTGGAATTACTTTTCCTTCTGTAACCACTTTTAAATCATTTTTAACAAAATCTAAAAATCCTCCATCCAAATCTGCGTGTAAAATTGATTTTGGTAAAAAAGTTCCGTGTTCGTTAATTTTATCTAATAACTCAACTCTACGAGGATATAATGTCCTGTAGGGAGTTAACTCAATATTTTTTTTTATTTGTTTAGGAAATCCCATATTAGTATTTTAAAATTTCGTTAATTACGAATAATTTATTCTTTTGGTTAATCATATCAACCTCTTTCGCTCGATATACAGGTTGTTTTGTTGATTTATAAACAAAACTATCATATTTGTAAGGGTCGTATGTTACGACATTATCATTTGATTCCTGAGGCATATTTTTACAAGGATATTTACAATAATCAACTAAATCTCCAATAACAAAAGCGTGAACATTTTTACTTTTTTCACTTCTAACTTTTTCTTTTCCACCCTTTCTAACCCTAAACTCAACATCGTTTAATTTAACATAATCTGCGTGAAGGATTACTTTGGATTTATAAGTAACCGAAAAAGTATGTTTATGTAAGTTATAATAAACCATAACTCTTTTACCTTTAAAATCTTCTTCAGAATTATCGTGTCCACATTTATGACAAATATATGGGTCGTCACCACCTTCAGATAAATCCCAAGACCAACCACAATTGTCACAAATTACTTCTTTATTTGTGACAGTTTCAACTATTTTTTCATACTGGGTTTCCGTTAATAATATTTTCATTAGTTCTTTCTAGAGTATTTGAACCCTGTTTTTAGTTTATCGTTATACACCGCAGATATTATCCTTAAAAAATCTATTTTTTTATAATCAATGTTAGGGTGTCTACGTTGGAACATATCACTAAGTCTTTGGGCTACCCAATTTTCATATACCCCAAAATTGTCGGGTTTATTTCTTGGACCACCACTTTTAATCTCATTATTCAAATGATGAATAACGTAATCAACAAGGTCACTTATTTCGTGAGCTCTTCGTAATACCTCTATTTGTGATTCTGTAATTAATATTTTCATTATAATCCTTTAAATTCGTCAGCACTTACAGGTGATGCCGTAATAGTTCGGTAAAATGGTTTGTAACCCGCATACGTATGTTTATTATCTGAGACAACTCTACCATCATTATTAACCACATAGTATCTAACTCTTGTTTCCGTTTCGTAGTATCCAATATAGTCTCCATATTCAATATCAATACCCAATTCTTCAAGTTGTGATTGATATACCGATATACGAATATTACCTGGCTCAAACTGTTCAATTTTAGAATTACCTATATACTTGTTCTCAGGTGCCATTACTTGAACAAGACCCTTAAACTCCACAGGAACTTGAAACTTAATACCATTGGAGACGGTTTCACCGTAAACATCATCTGTTTTGGTTTTATATCTATCAACACGATATAGTATTAAAGTGAAGTTCATATCTCCCTCTAACCACTCCCTTCCCATTCCAACCTCTAAATTGAAATCTTCTCCACCGAAAAATTTTCCTAATCTTGTTATAGGTACTTTATTTTGACTCATATTGATAAATATCTAAAAGTTTATTATCATTACATAAATAACTGCGATTTGGAAATTAATACATCAGACAGTAAACCATTAATAGAACAACAAGCCCTTGAGATTCTTGGGACTTATTCTGGTGCGAATAACTATTTGATGAGGTTAAAAAGACAACAAGAGTTGAATAAAAAGTTCTTCCCAACAAGAGCTCAGTCAGAATACATTATAAATTATTTTAACGTCGTTCCTAAGGTTGCAAAGAAATGGGTTAATTTGGACCCCTACTTCGCTCAAAAGATTGCCGATGAAAAACTATACACTAAAGTCCCTGAACAAATTTGGATTGAAAAACTTTTAGTTGAAAAGGACAAATCCTATCACATTTGGGGTAAGGTGTTTGAAAATGAAGATTTGCACGAATTTTGGTTGCCAAAAGGTGCTGTTATCAAAACTCATAATGTTGAAAAGGTTGAAATTGATTACTCGAAATATTCTCATCGTCCCCCACTTAATCACCAAAAAGAGGCTATAGAAAAATTAGTAGGATGTAAAAGATTTATTTTGGCGGATGATATGGGGTTAGGTAAAACAACCTCAACAATTATCGCAACCTTAGAGACAGGAGCAAAAAAGATATTAATCATCTCTCCGGCATCCCTTAAAATTAACTGGATGAGGGAAATTCAGAATTATACTGATAGAAGTGTCTATATTTGTGAAGGTAAAAACTACTCAACAGAACACGACTTCGTAATCATTAATTACGACATTATTAAAAATTTCTACGATATTAAGGACAAAGAGAACAGTCCAATATATCAAACAAACTTTGATTTAATAATCATCGATGAGGCTCATTATCTTCAAAACTCTCAAGCACAAAGAACAAAACTTGTCAATCATTTTGCCAAACAAGTTGATAGATTATGGTTATTAACAGGTACCCCAATGACTTCTCGACCAATAAATTATTACAATTTATTAAACTTAATTGAGTCTCCCGTGGCACAGAATTGGATGGCTTATGCAATTCGTTATTGTGAAGGGTATCAATTTAAGGCGGGACCAAGAAAGGTGTGGAATGTAAAAGGGGCGTCAAACTTAGAAGAATTAAGAGACAGAACATCAAGACAAGTTTTAAGACGTTTGAAAGAAGATGTGTTAGATTTACCTGATAAAATTATAACACCAGTATACCTGAGATTAAAATCAAGATTATACGAAGAATTAATGGGAGAGTATTACGATTGGTATAGAACTAAAACCGAAGAATCATCATCATTAACACTACAATTTTCAAAATTAACTAAAGTCAGACAAATCATTGCTGAGGAAAAAATATCAAGTACAATCGAGTTATGTGAGAATATCATAGAACAAGGTAAGAAGGTGATTATCTTTACAAACTTTACAAATTCACTTCAAAAATTAGTCGAACATTTTGGAAAACAATGTGTTTTTCTTGACGGAAGTTGTTCTCAACCACAAAGACAATACGCAGTTGACCAATTCCAAAATAATGATAAAATAAATGTTTTTGTGGGTAATATTAAAGCCGCGGGAGTTGGAATCACGTTAACAGCTGCGGAGGCGGTTATTATGAATGACTTGTCGTTTTTACCTTCGGACCACAGTCAGTCTGAAGATAGGGCGTATAGATATGGACAAAAATCAAATGTATCGGTGTATTATCCGATATTTGAAAACACCATAGAAGGTGTTATTTATGATATATTATCCAAGAAGAAATCAATCATTGAAACTGTTATGGGTGATAACCTTGATAAGACGGATTTTGTTGAAGAAGTTTTGAATTCTATAAACAATAGTAGATAAATCTGAATTCCCGATTATTTATTATAAACAAAATTGCCTAAAATATGAAAAACTTAGTAAACAAGATTGAAGAGTTGAAAGAAGAAGTTAAAAAAAATGAACGTGACTTTGCCCAAAAATTTTTCATTAATGAAATGAAAAAAATAGGTATTGAAAAATTACCTTACTCCTACAGTTCCCTTAAAAGATTTATTGACCCCGAAACTATGGATGTCCACTATAACAAACACTACAAAGGTTATGTGGAAAAATTAAACTTAGCATTGGATAAGAAAAAATTTGGGGATTTAGATTTAGAACAAATAGTTAAAACAATTAGTAGATTTAATAATGATGTTAGAAACAATGCCGGAGGAGCTTACAATCACGCATTATTTTGGAAAATGTTATCCCCAACCCAACAAAAACCGGGAGGATTAGTTTTAAAAAGAATTGAAAAAGATTTTGGAAGTCTTGCGGGTTTAAAGAAAAAATTTAACGCAATTGCAAAAGAAAGATTTGGTTCAGGATGGGTTTGGTTAGTTATCACCAAAAACAATTCTTTAAAGATTATGTCAACACCAAATCAAGACAATCCATTAATGAACGATGTTGAAAATGGTGGGTACCCAATTCTTGGATTAGATATATGGGAACATGCTTATTATTTAAAATACAGAAATAAACGAGACGAATATGTTAAAAACTTTTGGGAAGTTGTTAATTGGGAGTTTGTTGAAAAACTTTATAAAATGAAAATTGAAACTCGTATTGATGAAGAAGTAGTTATGATGCAATTAATGAATAGTACATCTCAAGATATTTTAACAGAATCAGAAATAAAATCTCAAAGTTGTTCTCACAGTGAGGAACTTAAATTTAAATCCTTATTATTTCCATCCAGTAATTTACCATACATTTTTAAGAAGTTTAAATATGACTATGTACAAGGGTGGATGGATATTCTTAAAAAAGAATACCCTCAAAATTGGAGAGAAAAAAACTCATTATTTGTTGGTCACGAGGCAGGTTTATACGATAAACAAAATGTTAGGTCTTTATTAATGAATTTAACTTCATCATATTCTGCATTTTGTGTTATCCATAAAGATATTAACCAATATTTGTCTCAAAATGGACAACCTAAAATAGAATACGGTGATGACCCACAGATAAATTTATCTGAATTAAAAAGATTCTTTTCTGTTTTAGACGGACTTCGTTCACAAATTTTCAATAGAAATACACAATCTAATACTTTAAAACAAATAGGGGGTATCTTAAAAAGAACCGATTGTTTAGGTAAACGAAATGAAGACGCGGCAATGAAAATTATTAACCAACATTTAGGTGAAGGTGCTTGTGAAATCCAAGCCGGAGCGGGTAGTTCTTCAGATATGTTGTCAGGGATTGATGCCACTGTAACTATAAATAACCAATCATTAACGGGTCAAATTAAACCTTTTCAAATTATAACACAATTACCAGATGGTAGTTTTTCAATACAAGGTTCGTCAAGTCTTCAAGAATATAAGAAAGTTGATATTATCATATTTGTCAATGTTAAAAGTAAAACTGTTAAGATTTATAAAACAAATGGTATTAAAATCAATAAAAATACATTCGTTATTCCAAATGAAAATGAAATTATGACATTAGTTGGTTCTAAAGATTTGGAATTAATTGATTGTAACAAATATTTATCAGAAAACATAATATGGGAATAATTGCAGAACCACAAAGAACAAAACTATATACGAGAGTTAAACATTTACTTGGAGCTCCGTTAAGAAGTGTTGAATTAGAAGACGAAATGTTAGATTCATTACTTGAATTATCTATTGGGGACTATTCTCAATACATTCAAGATTGGTTAATAGAATCTCAATGGGCGGCACTTCAAAATCTTAATTTAGACGAACAATCTCTGACTCGAGCGTTTATTACAAGAAGTTTAGATTATGAAACAAGATATTCTTACGCATATTCTAAAATTGTTGGGTTACAAGCTGGAGGAGATTGGGTGTTGAAAAAAGATTATTTTGAATTAGTTAGAGGACAACAATTATATGAAATACCTAAAGGAAGAGAAATTAATGAATTACTTTGGTTTACTCCCGCAACATTAACCAATGTTCTTTTTGACCCATTCGCATTTGGTGCTATGGGTGGACCTGGACTTGGTGGAACGGGTGGATTCGCTCAATTGGGTTATTCAGGTTCGTACACAATGATGCCGGCTTTTGATATGTTGTTAAGAATGCAAGAAACCAACATACAAAGACGTATCTTAGGAGGTGATTTAACTTATAGAATAACCGCGTTACCTGACGGCAAAAAAATGATTCATTTAATGAACACACCTGGTGGTAAATTTGACTTTGGTAGTGCAAATATGCAGGGTGGTAAAGTTTGGTATTGGTATTACGATGTTGACGGTCCCGATAGAGACGCTTGTTTAAAGGCAAATCCTGATATTGTAAAATTACCATCTGACGTTCCGATTGATGAAATTTCTTGGGTTGATTTAAATAATCCCGCTCAACAATGGGTAAGAAGATGGTTCATCGGATTATGTAAAGAAACTTTAGGAAGAGTTAGAGGAAAATATAGTGGTAACTTAAAAACACCTGATAGTGAACTTACTATGGATTATACAAGTTTGTTAACTGAGGGTAAAGATGAAAGAGCGAAACTACAAGAAGAATTAATGGCACGTCTTGAAAGATTAAGACCTGAAAAAATGATGGAAAAAGAAGCATCAATCGCAGAAAATTTAAATAAGGCAATGAAGTTTAGAGCAATGCCAAGACAAATATACGTAATTTAATTATATGGCAATAATAAGAAGTACACCTTCAGAAAGAATCGTAAACGGAAATTTAGTAGTTTCATCAGAAACTGCAATAGTATCTGATAGTCAATTTAGAACAAGGGGTGAAGGATTTGTGATTGTAAAAGAGGTGGATAACTGTAAAGTAATATTGGACCACTCAACAACTGACCACATAACAATCAAAGCATTAACAAACGTTTTAATTTTAACAAGTACTGGTAAAATTGATGAAGAATTTGATGAAATTTTAATTAGTAGAGGTGCTTGTGTTGAATTCGTATTCAGTGGTGGTAATTGGTATATTATGAGTTCTGATGGTTTAAAACAATCATAAAAAAAAGGAATATGTTAATAACACATATTCCTTTTTTGTTTTAATTAATATATTTTTCCCATCCTTCTTCCGCCAATTCGTACATATAGTCAGGACTTAATCCTCTTTTTTTCCAATATACCATCTCAGGTTCTGAAATTGCCAATACATCCTCAAGTTTATCTTGACCTGATTCGTCAAACGGTTTTCCGTTAATTAACTCACATTGTTCTTTAGTGAATAACCCACGTTTTTCAGGTTCCAAAACTAATAACCCATCTCTAACCTCATCTTTAAATACGACTAATAATGGTTCAATACGTTTGTTGAATGTTGTAATCGCCCTCGCTACGTTATATTCTCCTGTTAAGTCAGGGTTATCTTCTAACTCCTTACTATCTAACATATAACAATTCAAAATTGTATTATCACCTTTCTTTTGTACGTCACCGTGAGATGCTTTAAGTCCATTGTTCACGTAAAAAATAACATCACCTAAGTTTATGTTTAATCCGTGTTTAATTGCTAATTCCATATGAGCCATTTTACTCATAGAACCTCCTGATTTAGTTTTTTGAGTACTTCTAATTCTATAATCTTCTAATGATAATTTAACCTTGGCTCTTTGAGCAATTTGTTTTAAAGGTATTTTTTGGTCAAAGATTCTTTGTAAGTATTCATAATACCATTCCACAAATTCTTGTCCTTTACCTTCTAATAACATTTTAACCCCCTTGTCTAAGAATGATTCAATATATAATGGTAATTTTTTAGATTTAATAGTGTTACCAGTTAATTTTACTTTACCCTTGGAGTCCATAACAGCATAATTCTTACGAGCCAAATTAATACAAGACGGCCAAGTCCCATCGGTATCTAAAGCCATTTCACCTCTCATAAATAAATCGTTGAACTCTGCAACGTCAGCGTCATCACCCGTATATTCTTTACCCTCTTTAACTTTCCAATTCAAACCTTTACCCACGTAACGTCTGTTTTCCCAACCTTCAGGTTTTGAGAAGTTCACACCGTCAGTATCCATTACAAGAGGAGTATAACCACGTTTCATAAAGAACTTAATCATCATACGAAGATATTGTCTACCCGTACACGTAATTTGTTCTCCCATATACATATCACCCCAAGCAAACACCTGTGGAGCGGATAATGCACCGAACATAGAGTTAATGAAAATCTTAATCGGTAACTGTTTACGGTCATAAGATAAAGACTTCTTAGGGTCTGTTTTTTCATATTGTCCTGCCAAGTTCTTATACAAGATACGAGTATCTCGGAAGTACTTTAACATCGCTTTCATACCACCTGTAACGTCACATTCAGGAAATACATCGTGTACCAACTGAATAGATGGGTATAGGGAACTAAAGTCAAGTTTTAATACATTACGAGAATAACCGACTTTAAGTAATCGAGATAAACCACCTACGAAATCCGTCTTATCTTGTTTTTTAGGAATGGCTAATTTGAATTTATAAGACCAAGCTAACATCAACATTTTCCATAATGTTGCGGTACCCATAGTTGAAACCCTTTCATATGTTGTTGGAATCATTGATGCCAATAAGAACGAACCTTGATTGAACTCATCATCTACAGTTAAGGTTTCTTCCAAGTCATCGTCAAGGTATCTCTCAACGATATTATCTCCCGTTACTTTAAGATATTTCCCAGGAAATCTTGTATCTAAATTATCAAATGATGGATTATCCGCTTTTTTGTATTTACCGTTTTCAACATTTAACCAATACTCTTCTTTCTTAGCATACATTGGACCGATTTCTAAATGGTCAATATAAACACGGTCAGGAGCTTCGGCTTGGATGTATTGTGTAATATACTTCAAACCTGCGGATTTAATACTTGAATTAATAGCCTGAGCTCTACGAACTGAGTGAATAATGTCGATAATATTATAACCCCAAATAGATACTTGATTAAATCTTTCAACCTCATTTGCTAGTTTTAACATACTCTCTTTTTGAGAGATTGTTTTAGTAGGATTTAAAGAACGACAAGTTTTTTTAATATCAAGATTAAGTGCTTGACATCTTTCAAAAATCCAAAACCAGTCGAAGTTTGCTGAATTATACCCACCAATAATACTTGGTTTGATTTCATCTATAATATTAAAAAACTCAATTAAACCTTGTCTTTCTTGTTCTTCAGTTGCACACTCAATAACTTTTTGATATCCTTTATTAGTTTTAATCCCAATCATAAAGATACGACCGTCTTTAGGTTCTAAAGCAGTTGTCTCCAAGTCAAATACAAGTCGAGTAACATCATTATACTCCTCATATCCTTTAAATAAACGTTTTTCTCTTTGAATTAGATATTGTTCTACGGGGGGTAGAATCATTATTAAATCTTTTGACCTTTCACCCCAAGGGTCCAATCCACCGTCTCGGAAGAATTGAATTAAGGTTCGGTAACCTTTTAAAGATTTAACCATATACTTAAGACCTTGTTCCATTCTATCATCACCTTTTGTTTCTAACTTTTCGATAACGATACCATATTTTGTCATATGTTCTTTTTGAGCCGCTTTTGAGTTTTGATAAAAGTTCAAACCTCTTAAGTCTCCGACCCAAGCAAATGCAATAAAACTGTCTTTTTGGATTACTTTACCCTGACCAGGGATTTCTTTAATTTTATAAACTGAATCTGACGCATAATCAAATTCGACTGCAACAATGAATTCTTCGGGGTCATTACCTTCGAGGAATGTTTTAATTTCTTCTTGACTAATCATTTTTCCTATATTTTACGTGTGGTTCATTAGCTGCCGAAAAATTCGACATTTACCTTACAAATATAAATATAGAAATTTAAAAAACCTAAGTCAATTAACAACAAGGAGTATCTGAAATAAAACTATCTTGGACAGTAATAAATAATTGTTCTCTAATCGGTACTATCAGGTCCCCTTGTGTATTTTTTAACATAAATTGACCCTCATAACGACCGACTCTATTGGTATCTTTTTTAGTAAAAGTATAATAAATATAATATTCAGTTGGAGTATTTGGGTCTATAAAAGTTTTTGACACAAATCCAGCAGCCTTGGACGTTATTTTTGGAATACCTGTTTCAACATCAACCATAGAAAAAATAATAGAAGATGATTCGATTAAATCCATAAAATTATGGTAATCACTTCTACCGTCTTTCACCACTTGCATTTTTAGTACAGGTAAAGTTGCATTTTTCTTTATAAAAAATTCCATTTAATTATTTTATAATAAATACCTCGATTAAGATTCTTTTCTTAATTTTCCATCATAAAAATCAAAACGATTGTGTTCTGTTGGAGTTAACAATAGTAATCCCGGATTAATATTTCCTTTTACAGTCTCTTGATAACAATGACTCATTAATGTTTGTTCAAAAGGACGTTCCCATTTTGTTTCTAAATAACATTTATAATTACCTTCTCTTGTTAATACTATAGGCCAATTACACAAATAAATTTCACCTGTGGCATAAGGTAAACCTTTATGTGTTTTTATCTCCTTAAACTGTGTTTTAGGTGAATTTGGGTCTAACCCTTGAACCGGTAATTTAGGATTATTTGGCCATTGTTTCTGTCTAAAATCTTGAGGTACATTATACCAACTCCATTGGACGCTATTATCACCAAAAAATTCACTAAAATTTAATTTAAGGAAATCAAAATTTTCTTTTTGTAAAATATCTAAAGATTTTTGATACAAATTATTAACAAACCTAGGAAATCCATTTCTACACACCTCTCCAATTTTAGGGTAAAACGCCATATCATCTTCAAACCACCAATAACAATCTAAATCAGTCTCATTAAAATGTTCGGCAACAAACACTCTACCACCAACAATACCAATGTTATCTTTTTTAATGTGTTCAAAACCATACTTTTCACATAATTCAATATATTGTGGTGTTGTTGATAAATCTGTTGAATTATCTAATAAGAATTTTCTTGGTTTTTCAATAAAATCCGCATCATAATCTAACATTGATTGTATTAACACTTCAAATTGTTTTGGTGAATTGAAAGTAATTACATAAAGACCAACTTTTGATGTGTCTATGTCCGCACTATTAATTAAAATAGATTTAGAACTTTCTGTTTTTACCTCAACATTATCATTCTTTAAATCCTCAAAAAATTTACCCATTAAACCATTACCATCAATTTCAGAATACGTAATTAATTCAGGGTATTTATATGTCATAATTGTAAATAAACTTTCCTCAGTACCCATTAAACCTTGGGATAAAGTGTCATTCATTAAACCATAATAAAGATTATTTATATCAGAAATAGAATCTTTCTTACCTCCAAAAAAACCAGCTCTAGCAACTTTATTAACCGATTTACCTGCTAAGTCACATAATTCATTATATTTAAATCCGTGTATTTCAGTATTTGCGTCATATGGAAAACAAACAAAATGAAAGTTTTTAACTAATTTAGGTAACTTATCTAAAACTTTATCGTGAGTAAAATAACCAGGGTGAATTGTATTGGTTAATCCAGCATCAATCCAAAACATATATTTAGAATTAAATTTATCTAAAATTTTGGCGTCGTGTAATAGATACACTTTTGACATAACCAAAGGATTGTACATTTCTAATTTAGCTTGTGTTGAATTTGTTAACCAACCAACTTGATTATACCAATCAGGATTAGTTCTTATTTTTTGTATTTTATTATAAAAATCATTGTTCTTAAACCAAGATAAATCTCTACGAACAAATTGAGTTTTTTCACTACTTCTATTATTTAATACAAATTTTTCTAATTCTTCATCACCAAAAATTATCATATTTACATCAACTTGTAATAGTTGTTGGAATTTATCCAAATAATGTTGGAATGAACGAGACCAACCTTCTTGAAGGTTACTTCTACCAATATCCCATAATCCGGTAACTAATGTTGTTGCATTATTAGAACCACCACCACTTTTAATTTTAACTATTTTTGAATTTTTTTTGTAACCACCTACTTGAGTAACAACCTCAACTACATTATTTTCAATACCTTTTAATTCAAAGAAATCCTTAATAGCTGCTTCAACTCCTGGTAAATCATTTCTTTTATAATCGTGGAAAAAAATATAACCACCATCAACGACTCTGTCGTATACCTTAACCAAACTATCGTATATTGAATCGTAAAAATCTCCATCTAAAAACGCAAATGAAATTTTTTCAGGTAACCTATTTTCCGGAATATCACAAAACCAACCTTTTGTTATTATTGGAGTTGGTAAATTATTCTCAATAAAATTACTTGTTAAAACGTCTTCACTAGTAACCAATGTTCTAGGTCTCCAACCAGTGTTTATTTCCCATTTAGACAAATCCGGCAATCCCTCAAATGAATCATATACATATAATTTTTTATTAGAATTAGTTTCAATTAAAGTTTTCATTAGGTATTTACTGGATTCACCAACATAACAACCTAATTCAACAACATCACCATCGATATTATTTTCAATAGTATCTAACAAATACTCAACTAATTTTTTAACTTGGTCTTGATTAATAATTGACGAATCCACTTGTTTATTGTGAAAATTCATTATTTCATTTAACTTATTTTTCATTTTTTTCGATATATTATTGTATTATTTAATGTCATTTAAAGAACATAAGTGAATAAATTCGTGAGCACCCATAACTACTTCAGTTCTCTCTAATTTTTCATTTAAATAAGTTCTTGTTGAATCACCTGACGGGTGATAATGGTAATATTTTAAGTCCATACTCGGGTTAAAAACATTCAATTTTAAATCGCACATTAATATTGACGCGAGTCTATTATCACATCCTGGACGACCCAAAGGTATTTGTTCCTCAGTGTTTAAATCAACTGAACCGTAAAATATAAAAACGTCTTGAGAATCTTTAGCCCTAAAATGTTTAATATCATTTTCGTTTAAATAATCCCATCTTGTTAATCCTAAACATAATTTTTCTTTATCTTTATAATTGGTATATAAATTGTGTAAATCATTTAAAAACTTATCATCAAAAAAATTATCGGGGTTTGCAATTATATTAATATCGTTAGGGTATTTTTTCATTTCGTTTAAAAACGAATTATATGTTGGTCTTTTAGTATTATCAATATAATATTGATTAAAATTTAATTTTTTATTTTTTTCATAACAAAAATTAAATTCATTTTCTCTTATTATATTTTTAGTGTCATAAAACCAACCTGTAAAAAGATTAATATTCATTACAACGGATTATTTTTAATATAGTTTTCACCATTTATCTCAGGTTGGGATTTTGCCTGTCCCTGATATCGTCTTGAAGCATCCGTATGTCCAACATATGGACCTTCACCCATATCTCCATATAAAAAAGTTCCCCAATCATCTCTAATATCTTCCCATTTATTTTCACTAATAATTTTTCGGTAATGAGGTATCATAGTTTCCTCAACATTGTGACAACTTTGATGTGAAAACCCAACATGCTCATTTTTAATAATATTATAATACCATTCTTCCATTTTAGATGTTCTAAAAATAACGGGATTATTAGACCATCTACAAGTTGTGACTAAATCAACCTCTGTTACTCGAGTTTCTTTTTCAAATGGAGTTGTCTTATCTTCAACATCTCTAGCAATCTCAAATCCCCTCATAATATTATCATCTTTTGCAAACCAAACCGCGTTAATAAAATTATGATTATTAAATGCTTTTAATAAGTTGTCAAAATTAATCTTATTTTTTTCTAAGAAAACCCAATCGTGTTCCAGAAATAAAAAATAAGGGGTTTTTATTTTTGGTAATACGTTATCTATTGTTGATATTAAACCACCAAAACTAAATGATAACTCAGCGTTTAAATCTGATTTAACATCTCTAAAATAGGCATTTAACTTAACAATTTCACTATTAATATCATCATTTCCAGATTTATCATAATGTATTATAAATTTACATTTTGAAAGTTCATTAGGTAAACTATGTAATAAATAATTTAAATAAAATTTGTGATTTTCTACAAAATGTCCGGCAACAACAACTGTTAATTCTTTTTCTATTTTAAAATCTGTAAATACTCCGTTTGGATAGTTATCATATAAAAATTTATGATAATTCCCCATAATCCACGTTGTATAATCAACCGGACCCCTAGGTTGTAAAGTAGATTCAAAACCGACTGAGTGATTAAAACTTAATGGTATTGTTGTTAATGTTATAAATCCTTTACTATTTAATAGTGGTAAATAATCATCGATGGCAATATAATCTTTTTTATAATTAGAATTTTCTAAAATATATTTATACGCTCTTTTTTTAATTAAATAAGCCCAAGCTCCGGTACTTTTATCTACAATACCAAGATTATTTGTTATTGGTCGTATTTGTGATTTAGGATTACATCCTAATAATATTACATCCCATTCTACATTTTGTAAATCAGTATAAACATCTTTAAGAACATCACTAAATTTTTTAATATCATTATAAGGAAAATAACATTCATCCTCAATATTAAAATCATCCTCACCAACAAATATTATTGGCAAATCCTCGTCCAATGATTGTTTAAAAACTTCTAAATGACTCTTAGTACAAGAGTATTGTATCATTTCATCAGTCAATGCCTCGAAACGATTTAACCCCTCAATATTATATTGTAACATTAATTCTTTCATCTTTTGGTTTCTATCTGTAGATGTCGGTAAATTAATGTAATATCCTTTATCTGCTAATTTATAATTTAATATTTTAAACATAATTAATATCTATCTTCAATTTTATGATTGGGATAAAATGGGAATGATTCCCATTTTAATTTAAATCCAGATGTTGGAATAACAAAGGATAAGTTTCCGTGTTTATTATTACCATAACCATATCCAAATTCTTTTTCATATCCAAAAGTGGTAAACTTATGCCAATTATCAACGAATTTAAGAATATCTTTATTAGTTTCACCAATAAAAACTTGGCAAGGACCATCTAAGGTATCATAATCATCAACATTGTAATTTAAATTAAAATGTTTAATATAATCATCGTGATAGTTAAAAACGTCATCAGGTGTTTTATTTGAATATTTAAAAACCGCAGAATTTGTTTTAACTGTATTTGGTTCATATTTTTGTTTCAATTCGTTAAAAATTTCCTCACCTGTTAGGTGTGTGTGAAATCGATTATCCGCATCTACATATATGATATAATCAAACCCATCAATTGCTGCTTGTTCAATGATAAATCTTCGTAGATTCCAGGGATATCTAGAAGGATATAATCCTTTAGGGTCTTCTGGTAATAATTCTAATTCTTTTGATTTAATATTATTTTTACGTAAATCATCTATGTTAAAAACTTTAATAAAATCATTTGAATTATATTCGATGAATTCATTAGGTATATTTGTTGATATATAATATGATATATCAAAGTCGTATAATTTTTTATTCAAAAAATCATTTAATGACGATAATTTTATTCTATTTACATAATTAGGGTATGTAACTTCTGTTGCAAAACAAATTTTCATATATTATAAATTTCCTTCAATTTTATCACACCATCCTTTAGATGATGAGTATGGCCAAACAACCCATTTAGTTGGTTTTTCCGCAGTTTGGAATTCTCTCCAAATCTTACAATATCCGTCTTTATCAGATTTAATTCTTGAGATTTCATCTTTATCAGCATCCCTTCTATACAATTCTTGACCTCCTTCTCTTTCAAAAATAACCGCCCAAAAATCATAATCATTTTCAGGAACTTGAGAAAATGAAACATCAATACAATGTTTAAAAATAGATGAGAAACTATTCATCCATTCTTCATCATTCTCATAATTGTAAGGGTTCGGAGGATACTTTTTATCCAAAGTATATTGTTGTACCGCTCTTTTACCAAAAAGAAGTCCTGAGTATTTTTCATAATCTTTTAACGTTCTTTCAGTACCAAATCCAAAAATACCAAACTCCTCAGGGTTAAACACTTCACCATCCATACTGAATAATCGTCTATTCTTTGCGTGAGCTCTTGAGTTCTTTTCACCCCAAGTCTTGTCATCATCCCATTGTTTAGTTCTACCATTACGAGTATATTCATGCCAAATAACAACTTTATGTGGGTGGAATAAATCATATCCGTGAGTATAAGCTCTTGCGGCAATTGAAATTTCTTCACCGTGGAAATAGAATTCAGGGTCGTGTTGAACTTCTTTTGAGAATTGTCCTACTGTGAATGCGAAATGAGCAGAATAAAATCTTGACGGTACAGGTTCTGTTAAAGTCTCCCAATTTGGTATTGTTTCAGGTAAAAAGAATACAGCACCTTCAGGAATGAATCTATCAAATGACATTCTCCACGGAACAGTAACCCTTCCGTTAGGGTCGTTTTCAGGGTCAAAGGAAGACACATAACTCGTTAATAACGGTTTTTTATATCCTTTTTTTTGTAAACCCTTAATCATATCAATTAAGGTTTTATCCCAATTCTTCTCAAATCTCATATGAGAATCAATTTGCATTGTATATTTTTCTCCCTGATATAATTGTTGGGTTATGTGTCGTGCCCAACAAACACCTTTTGATTCCTCATAAGGAATATTTGTAATTCTGAATCTATCGTCATTTTCATATTCGGATAAATCATCAAATTTATCATTAGGATGAAACTGTCGGGCAATTGAAAAAACTAAATTTTTTGGATTCTTAGCTTTATCAATTGCATCTTTAATTGTTGGTATTAATTGTGGGTCGCGATAAGAGGCGATTTGAATGAATATTTTCATAATATTATTTTTTACTTTAAAAAAATAAAAAATAAAAGAAAATAATAAACTATAAATCTTAGGTTAAAGATTAAAATAGTTTCTAATCATTAAGAGCAAAAATAACTCTTGTTGATAAAATTCTTAATACATTATTGGAAACACTAAACGAGGTATCATTTGCTCCGACATTACTTATTGTTACTAATACTGTTTGAATTACCGTACTATTATGAAATTGATACTGTCACTGGTTCGTTTACTGGTGGAGTTCCATTAATTAAATTATTAAAATCCGTTACGTTATTATATTTTGGACTTCCTGTTCCTATAATTCCTAAATTTCCAAATTTAGCCCAACTAGTCGCAGCCAAATCGGTTAATATTTGGTCAACTTCAGTAGTATCAAACCCTGAAGAAGCGGAATCAATACGTAAAGTTTGAAAATTTGAAGCCCAAGCTCTTGGTGCACTATATGTCGTTATTGTATTATCTCCTGCAATAACAAAATAAGTGATATTTGTAGGTATTAATGATAAATCACCACTTACTGTATTATCACCATCAATATAAACATAAGTTGCTGTTGATGGTAAATCTTGAATTTGTCCAAATACGGTATTAGTACCATTTATAACTATCACCTCCATATTTGGTGGAAGATTATTAGTTCTTCCACTCACAGTTGTATCACCACTTAATCGAAGATTGATTAAACCTGTTGGTAAGTCGGCAATATCTCCATATACCGTATTAAGACCACCAAGTTCTAAACTTTGTATCGTACTAGGTATCGACGCAGTATCTCCGTCAATAGTGTTCACTCCTGTAACCGCAAAATTAGTAATACTAGTAGATGCCCAACTTGCAAAGTCACCAGATAAGGTATTTTCACCTCTTGCTTCAAACGAAGTAATCGATAAAGGTATATTACCGGTATCTCCTGATATAATACCATCCAAATCGCTATAAGTTAGTAAACTAGCAGGTAAATATACAACATCTCCAACAACACGCAAATTAGTTCCCCCACTAAATGATTGACACGAAGTTGCTTTAGCAATTTCCGTAGTAAGTATGATTATATTAGGATTCAAATCTAAACTTCCCACAACTAATTCTTCAATAGTTGACAAATCAATTGAACTAACAACTATATTACTATTGGTTGCCGGAGAATAAGTATGGGTTAAAGTTGTTAATGGTCCAACATTAAAAACCTCAATCGGTGAGCCGTCACCCCAATTTACATAAACAGGATGTATAATAGTTGTTATACCCAAGGTAGCACCCGTTGACTCCTTAGGATTTATATACATTTCCATTAATGGTACCAGTGTTGGTGTTGGAGTATTTGTTGGAGTATTTGTTGGAGTATTTGTTGGAGTATTTGTTGGTGTTAATGTTGGAGTATTTGTTGGTGTTAATGTTGGTGTTAATGTTGGAGTTGGAGTATTTGTTGGTGTTAATGTTGGTGTTGGAGTATTTGTTGGTGTTAATGTTGGAGTTGGGGTATTTGTTGGTGTTAATGTTGGAGTTGGTGTGGAAGAAGGGCATGGAAATGGTAATCCCCAAGTTAATTGTGTATAATATTCTTGTACACTAAATGTTAAAATAATTTCGTTAACTGAACCACTAAATTGAATAATACCATAACCTTCCGTACCAGATAAAGTTTGATTTGGGAGGTCGTATGTGATTTGATAAACAGGGTTACTAACCGTATCACAATAAATTGAGAATGGTGTGTTAGCTGACATTGTTACTGTAACTCCTGTGTAGATATTATTTCCTAACGAATATATTGCCAATAACGGATTTAGTACAGATTCTGAGAAAGTATATGTGTACGTATCTGCATCAAAAATACTTTGAACATTAGTATTTGGATTTTTATCAATACATCCTGATAATGGAGTATAATCAAACACCGGCTGAATATACGTTAAGCTCGATGAAGTTAAATTTAATGAAATGGTTGTACCCGTAAAATTACCACCAGTGGTTCCCGTCCAAGTTATCCATTTTGTGCAAGGTATTGGTGTACGAGTTGGTGTTGGTGTTGGTGTATTTGTAGGAGTTTGTGTATTTGTTGGAGTATTTGTTGGTGTATTTGTTGGAGTATTTGTTGGCGTTAATGTTGGCGTTAATGTTGGAGTATTTGTTGGTGTATTTGTTGGAGTATTTGTTGGCGTTAATGTTGGCGTTAATGTTGGAGTATTTGTTGGTGTATTTGTAGGAGTATTTGTTGGTGTATTTGTAGGAGTATTTGTAGGAGTATTTGTAGGTGTATTTGTAGGTGTATTTGTAGGAGTTTGTGTATTTGTTGGGGTTACTGTTGGTGTTGGTGTATTTGTTGGAGTATTTGTTGGTGTTGGTGTATTTGTTGAAGTCATTGTTGGTGTTAATGTTGGAGTTGGAGTATTTGTTGGAGTATTTGTTGGAGTTGGAGTATTTGTTGGAGTATTTGTTGGAGTTGGAGTGTTTGTTGGCGTATTTGTTGGTGTTAATGTTGGAGTTGGTGTATTTGTTGGTGTTAATGTTGGGGTTGGTGTATTTGTTGGTGTTAATGTTGGGGTTGGTGTATTTGTTGGGGTTGGGGTTGGAGGAATACAATTAGGACAATCATAGTTAAATAATTCAAATTTATCTTTTAATAATAAAAAGTTATGTTTAACTTCATCCGCAGATAATGGTTCAGTATACATTCTAAATTGAGATATCGCACCGTCAAAACTTCCCGCAAAATTTTGTTCTAATAAAATATTTGTGGTTAATGCTGATAATGAAGTCCCGCTTAAAATATTATTCGGTAAACATTCGGGGTCCTGTTGATATATTAATCCGTTTAAAGATTCAGGACATCCTGTGAACGTTAAATTATTATGTAACCCTTGAGTTCCACCTCCCCAAGAAATATTATATGGTACACCTACTTGTCTTTCTTTTTCAGTATCTAACGCTCTCGGTATTATTTCTTCAATATCTTCAAATGTGTGGAAAATTCTACCATTAACATAAACTTTTAACCTACCTTTTCTATAATCTTTTTCAATTAACCATCTCTCGTTTAATCTAACAACTTCAATTTTTTCTGCAGGTGTTGAACCAGTACTTGTTATAGGAGGTTCTATTAATTTTGTGGACTGATTGACTAATGAAAACAAATATGGGTTATCAGTAATTAAACCTAATCCACCTCTATACCATAAATCACAAGTATCAAACCAAGTATATCTTTCCCAAACTAAATCTAATTGAATCCAATGTTCTCGAATCAAAAAATCAGGATTGATATTCTCACAAAAATCGTATATTCCATTAGGTGTGCATAAGTTATCAACAGTATAACCTGTTTGATATGTAATACCTGTAGTTGAACAACTACCTGTTGTAACGCAATCTCCTGTGAATCTTAAAATTCTAACCCCTATTTGTGGGTTATGAACATCTCCACATAATTTAAATGCCAACGCATTTGAAAAATCATCCCATTCAGGATTTTTATCAGGGTTAATACTTGTAATTGTAGTTAAATTACATCCGCAATTGCAATCCAAACCGTGAGATTGAATCTCATCACTAGGATTGTACACATCAATACAACTTGAGTTTGTGATTCCGGTGTTTCCACAAGAACAAGTTTTTAAACAAGTTAATGTTTCTGTTACTCGAGTATATCCACTATCCGATTCGGGACTACCACTGGCGTGATGGTAAAATTTATTCTCAGCTCTAGTCCCAAGATAAAAGAAAATATCTTTGTTATTTGGATAAAATTGATTTAAAGTTACCTGATTAATTGGAGGATTGTATTCGTTTACAAATCTTGGTTTTAATAATACCTCAACGGTCCAACCTTTATTAACCCTTTCAGGGTATAATGTATAATCATATCCAAATAACTTATAAAATCCTTGGTAGAAACCACCATATAGTTCGTGGTACACCCCAACTTTATAGTCTTCTTTTGAAACAATATTATATGATATGTCATTAGGTAAACCCGAAAATCTAATATTTGGTGATTGGGTAAACCCCGTAACTTGGTGTAATTTTAATCTTCTATCAAAACTTAATCTATCGAATTTTTCTGAATCAGGTAGTAATCCTTCTGTTACTGAAATAGTTTCACCTGTCATTTGAGTTACTAATCCATTATCAATACCTGTTAAACCAATATCACAAATAGTTTTTGCGGTATAACAACTTAAATCAACATTATTCGGATTATAATAGTTTGAAGATATTAGGTTATTTTCAAACACATAATCGTTAAAATTAAGAACAAATAATTCACTATTTTCTGGATTATCCAAATCAAAATTAAATGGTAATCTGTTACCGTCATTTTCGGCGATAATTAATGGGGAGAAAATCACTTCCTCCTTATAGTCCCTCTCGTCTGAAGATAAGGAAAAATCCTGAATTTCAGACCTACCAAGAAGATACCACTTCTTAAAATTATATTGATTTATATTTTGATATGCCATAATACTATGATAAATACTTTGTTCGGAGTATTTATATATAAAAAGTAAAATGATTGAAACTAATAAAGAATATTTTTTAAGTCCGTACTATTTTTATATCACGGAAAAAAACGATAAAATATCGTTATATTATTCAATTGCCGACACTTTAACTGAATCAAGAAAAAAAGATGATGTAATTGATTTTGATAAAAAAGATTTGGGTAAGGTAAAAAAAGGTATTTCTAATATTTTAAAAGGTAAAAAACTTAAAACAAAACAACAAGTTAAAAACTATTTTGAACCAATCTCAAAAGATAAAACTGAAATTGAAGAATTAGTTGATGGAGATGGTAATTTGACAGGTTCAAGAATCCCACCATTAAATCAGGCATTGTCCCCAAGACAAACTACGGACCAAACTGTTGCTCAATCAAGAATGCCAGGTAATCCTCTTATGGGTTATAAAAAATATTATAACGAGTCTTCCAAAAAAGATGAACAAATTGTTAATGAAGTTGATTATTCTGAAGCATTTGGTTATGAAGAGACTAAAGATATGGATGGTAAAGAAACTTATCATTATTTAGTTAAAAAAATGGGAATGACTCCTGATGATGCAAAAGAAAGAGTTAACCAATTTGGAAAAGATTATACAGGAAAAAGAACTAAAAACGCACCAAAAAAGATTAGAAATAAAAAAGGTTTTATTGATAGAATGACTTTATCTGAAATTGAACGTCAAAAGATGATTAAAGTGATTGATGAAATTTTATTAAACAAGAAAAATAGAGATACCGAAATTACCAAAAAAGAAAGTAATGCGTCTAAAATTGTTAAGAAGAATGTTGAATCATTAAAGAAAATGGCGGAAAAAGAGGGTTTAACGATAAATCAATTAATTAAAATGTTAAAAAGTGAATAAGGATTTATACGGAAAATCTTATAAGATTCCTCCACATATTTTGAAACATTTACAAAGTTGTTCTGGTGAACAGACTATTGGTAATTTATTATCTTCAGGTAATATTTCATATTCTTTAATTAAGAAATGTATTCACAGAATGGAAAATGGTGAAAAAGAATCTTTAGGTGGTGATACATTCTATAATTGGTTAAAACAAACGTTATCTTCAGATAGAAACAGTTTAGAACTTTCAAAAAACGCTAAGTCTGAGTCAGGTGTTTCAAATGCTCACAATCAAACACATACTAAAAATAATTTAAAAGATATGAATAGACCAAGTAAAAGTCATCATTCTCACAATGCTGATATTAAAATTACTGAAAGTCTAAAAAGAATAAACGAACTTATTTTAAAAATAATATAATATGGCACAACAAGAACCAATTGATTTAACTCAAAATGAGAAAAACTCATTATCGGCAATCGCCGAATTAGAAAGAAAAAAATTATTTCCAAGAAACGATTACAACACATCTAATTTGTATTCGTCCACTAATCCAGATGCTTTGGCAACAGGAGATGAACTAGGTAAAGGAACTGGAGGTGATTTAGATGTGTATAATAATAACGCAGGAGCAATTCAAGATATTATTGAAAGAAAAAAAGAAATAGTTATTAACAAGTTCACCCAAGATAAAACATATCCTGATTTCTAATGAAATTAATTAACACGATAAAAAATTTAATTACCGAAGCAGCAACTTTGGAAGATGTTCTTGATTCTATTAAGAATAGAAAAGTTGTTATAATCTATTATGATGGTGATGAACCAGGTGGTAGAGGTTTAAGAGAAATTGAACCTGTTTGCATCGGTGTTAGTAAAGCGAATAATAGAATTATTAGAGCTTGGGATAAAGAAGGTTCTTCTCATACCGCGTATAAAGGGGAACAACCATTACCAGGGTGGAGAATATTTCGTCTTGATAAAATTTTATCACTAAAACCTACCGGTGAAGTTTACAATGAACCAAGACCTGGTTATAATTTTAATGGAGATAAGACTATGGCAAGTGTCATACTTAACGCCAAATTTAATCAACCACCAGAAGAAAACGTAGTATAATATGAGCGATTTAATGCAAAAATTGGCAATATCTAAAGCCATTATGGATAGACATAACAATATTGATAGAGGACAATCATCATCAAGTCCTATGAATATTAATCAACCGTCATTGGACGAGTTTCAAACTCCTAGAGCCAACTATAACTTACCTCAAGAATTTATGTCTGAGAGTAAACCAATATCAACTGAGGCTCCTGTTAATACCAAAGATAAGATATTAAATTCACGATTACCTGATGAAATTAAAAAATTAATGTTAGAAAACCCTATACACGTTTCTAATCCATTATCACCCTCAAATTCAGTATTAAGTGATGAATTAGTGGAAAAAGCATCTAGATTGATGGGTACTAAAAAACCTCAACAATCTCCTCAATCTCAACCTCAAGGACAAAATGTCTCAGATAGTAATTTAAGACAAATTATGAAAGAAGTGGTTCAAGAGGTTTTAAAAGAAAATGGTTTAATAACTGAAAGTTCATCAAAGACTGACGAAATAATGATGATTAAAGTTGGTAAACATTTATTTGAAGGTAAAATCTCACGAGTAAAAAAATTGAAATAAACTTTCTTTTTTACCATTTTTTTGTTATTCTTATTTGAAAACAATTATAATGGCAAAAATCAATGTATTAGTATTACCATCAGACAAAACCGGCGTTGGTAAATTTCGCTCTGTCGACCCTCACGTTAAATTACAAAATTTATATCCCGAAGATTTTCAAGTCGATATCGACTATGAACCTAAAATCCAAGACCCTAATTTTTGGAAAAAATACCAAATAGTTCACATTCATAGAACTGTGGGTAATAACTACGACGACACCCCCAATTTATTAAAATATCTACAAAGTCAAGGTATCATCACAATTATAGATATTGATGATTATTGGATGCCAACTCAAGAACACCCAATATATCAAATCATTAAGACTCAAAAAATTAATGAAAAAATTGTTACAAATCTAAAGGCGGCTCAATTTGTTACAACAACAACTGAAATATTTGCGGACGAAATACGTAAATTTAATAAGAATGTTATTATATTACCTAACGCAATTGACCCTTCTGAATCCCAATTTAAAGAACCAACATTACCTAGTGATAGATTAAGAGTTGGATGGTTAGGAGGTTCTTCTCACTTACACGATTTAATGTATTTAGAATCTTTATCAAAAATAAACAGTGATAGAGATAAATTACAATTTGTTTTATGCGGATTTGATACAAGAGGTACCGTTACAGAAATTAATCAGGAAACAGGTGAACAAAAACAACGAGCTATTAAACCTGATGAAACTGTTTGGGCAAAATATGAATCAATTATCACCAGTAATTACCATAATTTACCTGAAGATTATGTGTCTTTTTTGAAAAAATATAAAGAAGACGAATATTCTAATCTTGAAGATTTATCATATAGAAGAGTTTGGACTCGTCCTGTTACATCTTATGCTGCAAATTATGCGAAATTTGACGTATCTTTGGCACCGATTAAAAATCACGTATTCAATAGAATGAAATCACAATTAAAAGTCATCGAAGCAGGGTTCTATAAAAAAGCGTTAATCGCATCAAATATTGGACCTTACACTATCGATTTAAAACACGCATTAAAGAATGGTAATTTTACTGACGGTAATGCTTTGTTGGTTGATGAAAACAGAAATCACAGTGATTGGGCGAAAAATATTAAAAAACTTTTAACAAACCCTAACTTAGTAACTGATTTAGGTGAACGTCTATATGAAACTGTGAAAGACAAATATGATTTAAATCAAGTGACGAAAACAAGAGCTGAGTGGTATAAATCTTTAATTAAGTAAAAAACATAATATGGACACTAAAAAAGGAAAAATAGGTTTTACCGCAGGTAATTTTGATTTATTACATCCGGGTTACATTTACACATTTGAAACCGCAAAAGAACATTGTGATTATTTTATGGTATTTTTGCAAAGAGACCCATCTGAAACAAGGTTTACAAAATATAAACCCGTAGTTCCTTTATATGAAAGATATAAAACTCTAATGTCAATCAAATACATCGATGAGGTTGTTTGTTATGATGATGAAGATGATTTATTAAGATTAATCGAATTTTATAAACCTGACGTTAGAATATTGGGAGATGATTATATCGGTAAAAGATTTACAGGTGACCACCTATCAATTGATGTTATCTATACAACTCGTTCTCACGGATGGTCGACAACTAAAATTAAAGATTTAATTGCAATACAAACAATAAAACAAAACCCTGATATTATTAACGATATAAAAAAATAAAAATGATTAAAATTCCAATTACCAAAATATTATTTCTTGACATAGAAACCGTTGGTGGGTGTAAGGATTATGAAAGTTGCAAAACTAGTAATCCTAAAGTTGCCGAACAATTTATTAAATACATAGATTGGTTTCAAAAAAGATTCCCTGAAGATTCTCAATTATCTTTAGATGAAATTTTTGCAAAAAGAACTGCTTTGGTTCCCGAATTCGCAAAAATTATTTGTGTTAGTGTTGCCTTTGTTTTAGATAATGGAGAAATTAAAAGACAAACATTTTCGGGCGATAATGAAAAAGAATTATTAGAAGGTGTGCAAAAATTACTTAATAGATGTGGAAAGTTAGACTTCCATTTATGTGGACATAATCTTAAAAACTTTGACATCCCTATGTTAGCAAAACGTATGATAATTAATGGATTAATGCCATCATCAATTTTACCATCGTATGATACTAAACCTTGGGAAATTAAAGCTATTGACACCAAAGAAATTTGGCAATACGGTGCTTATACCGCAATCGGTTCATTAGATTTAATGTGTACTTGTATGGAGGTTCCATCTCCTAAGAATGGTGAAGTAACTGGTGATAAAGTTCACGACGCTTATTGGAATAAAAATATGTTAACAGAAATTGCGGAGTATTGTGAACGAGATGTTGACGTATTAATAGACGTAATTAAAAAATTAAAAAACTTACAATAATATGATAGAAAATTTTGAGGATTTTTTTCCTGACGATGAAAATGAAATAAAAGAAATGTTAAAAGAAAGAGGTATAGACTTAGATGAGTTAGAAAAAGAATTTGAGAACTACCATCCTCGTAGACCATTAAAGTTTGAAAAAATAACTGAGGAGGCAGTTACTCCGTTATATAACTACCCATCTGATTCAGGATTTGATTTACACTCAACTGAAGATTTGGAGGTTGGACCTTTTGGTAGAATATTGGTACCGACAGGATTAAAATTTGATATTCCTGATGGAACTGAAATACAAGTTAGACCTAAAAGTGGTTTAGCCATTAAACAAGGATTAACTGTATTAAATACTCCAGGAACTGTTGATTCAGGGTATAATGGGGAAGTTAAAGTTATTATATTCAACACAAATAATCATTCAGTAACGATACCGAAAGGTATGAAAGTAGGACAAGCAGTTCTTTGTCCCGTTATCAATGGTAAATGGGTTGAATTGATTCAAGTAAATTCACTTGATGATAAAGAAAGGGGTTCCAACGGATTTGGTTCAACAGGAATTTAAAATATTAAAAATGAAAATCGCATTAGTTTGTATAGCAAAAAATGAAGACCATTACTTAGAAGAATGGATTAACTATAATAAAAAATTAGGATTTGACGATATTTTCATATATCAAAATGATTGGAGGTGGTCAGGTGAATCAGAAAATGTACATAAAATTGAATTTGACGGTATTAACAAACAAAGAGACTCTTATAATAATTTTATAAAAAACTACCACGACAAATATGATTGGGTAGCATTCTTTGATGTTGATGAGTTTTTAGTGTTGAAAAAACATAATGACGTTAAGTTATTTGTATCTGATTATTCTCAATACCCAGCAATTGGGATTAATTGGGTTTTATTTGGTAATAACGGGCATTCTAAAGTTGATGGGGATTATAGTGTTATTAAAAGATTCACAAAACGACAAAAAGATGTCAATCAACATATTAAATCTATCGTAAAATTAAGTCGAGATACTTATATGGACGTTCATTGTCCAAGTAGTTGTTGGTGGGTTAATCCGCATAATGAAAAAAATCAAGGCTCTTTTACCTCAAACCATACTGACGATATTGCTCAGATAAACCACTATTTCTGTAAAACAGAAGAAGAGTTTCAAGAAAAATGTGATAGAGGTAGAGCAGACAACCCAATAATTAGAAGAACGATGTCAGAATATGAAGGTCATAATTGTAATGACATAGAAGATTTTTCAGCATACAAATTTTTATACGAATGATTACAATAATATATTCAACCCACAGAGATGAGAAATACAATAACAAATTTAAACAACATTTGTTACAAACTTCAGGATTAAAAAATGTTCAAATATTAGAATATATTAATCATAATCAATTTACATTATCCGAACTTTATAATAAAGGAATTTCTGAATCAACTTATGATGTTGTGGTTTGTTGTCATAATGATATTAAATTAGAAAAGAATTGGGGTAAAAAATTACTACAAGACTTTGATAATAATCCTGATTATGGAATTATTGGTAAAGCCGGTTCTTGTTATTTTCCTGAATCAGGAGTTTATTGGGAAAAAATGCACCAAACAATGGTTGGACAGGTTTATCATCATCCACCAGGACAAAATAAATGGGTTAACAAATATAGCCCTAAATTACCTTTTTTAATTCCTGTTGTAACCATAGACGGTTTATTCATATCGTTTGATAAAACCAAAATTAAACATACTTTTGATGAATCTATTGGTAGATTTCACTTTTACGACCACTTATTTTGTTTACCAAATTATTTAGATGATGTTAAAATTGGAGTAACTTCATCATTTGAAATTACTCACGAATCTATTGGACGACCAAACCAAGAATTTTACGAATCTAAAGAAAAATTCCTAACTAAATGGAGAAGTAAATTACCATTGGATTTAAAACCAAATACAATATACGTTCCTGAGGTTAAAGAAAAACCGATTAAAAATATTGGAAAAGTTGCGGTTATAATACCAACAAAAAGTAATATAGATTTATTATTACCTTGTATTGATTCATTTTATGAACATTGTAATTCTGATTTGTTTGACATTTTTATTGCGGATACAGGTTCTTCTGATGAAGAAAAAAATCAAATTAAAACCCATTTTTTAGATAAAAGTAATATCAAATTAATTGAATACGATTATTATAATTTTGCAAAAATAAATAACGATGTTGTTAAAAACCATATTAATGACGATTATGAATTTTTATTATTCTGTAATAATGATATTAAATTATTAAATAATGTTATTTATGGAATGTTGAAGATTTTTAAAACAACTCCGAAAGTTGGTACTGTAGGTTGTAGGTTACATTATGGTGATAATACGATTCAACATGATGGTATTTTTATGGCGGTAAATAAAAATAAAGAATTATCGGTTGGACATATCGGATTTACTAATTATTTTAACCACTCAATAGGACAAAAATCAGTTATTGGTTCAACCGCCGCACTTCTAATGATTAAAAAATTAACATTTGAAAAATGTGGGTATTTCAACGAAAATTATAAAACTTGTTTTGAAGATGTTGAATTAAATTTAAAATGTGTTATATTAAACTATGATAATATTATTGATAGTACATTGGTTGCTTATCACTTAGAAAGTCAAACAAGAGGTAAAACAGAGATTAATCAAAAAAATGAATTATTTGATTATCAGAATAATTTATTTCCCTATGTTAAACAAAATTTTGACAAGATAAAAACACACTTAATGGTTTTACAATAAAAACCACATAAACGAATAAAGTATATTTATATCAATAAAAAATAAATTTTTTAAAAATGGAAAATAAAATAACATTCATTATACCTTCTTTAAATAGACCAACAATTACAAGGTCCGTAGAATCTTTATTAAAACAAACCAATCCTAATTGGCAGTGCATTATTATTTATGATGGTGTTGATGGTGTTGAGTTTAATGATGACAGAATTAAATGTTTAAAAATAGAAAAGACAGGAAGAGTTGGTCCTCATAATGGAGAATCAGGATTAGTTAGAAATTTTGGAATCAAAGAATCTAAAACAGAATGGATTGGGTTTTTAGATGACGATGACACTTTACATCAAGACTATGTAAAAGATTTATTCGAGAAATATTCTAAATATGATTTTGTTGTTTGGAGAATGGTATATAGTGATGGTAGAGTATTACCTCCTCCAAATAATGATGATTTATTATTTGGGAGTGTCGGTATTTCTTTTTGTTTTAAAAATAAATTTGAAAATCTGTTATTTGACAATAACAGAAATGGTGAGGATTATGATATGGTAATAAAGTTAAAATCATTAACTTCGAATTTTGTAGTCACTCCTGAAGTATATTATAATATAAGACACTAATGAAAACACATTTAATTATTTTTGGTACGGACGATTACCAAAATGCAATATCGTCATTAATAAACAGTAGTAAAGATTATTTCACCGATATTCACGTTTTTTCAACTAAAGATATTGATTCTAATTTTTATAATGAACACATTGAAATATTGAATCAACGAAGGGGTGCTGGTTACTGGTTATGGAAACCATATTTTATAAACAAGGTATTAACAAATGTAAATTATGGTGATATTATTTTTTATGTTGATGCTGGAAACATTTTCCTATATGACCCTTCATTCCTTTATGAAAAAATAAATGAGAATAATGGGGTTATTTTATTTGATAATCGAGACGGTGTTCAAAATGGTGAATCATCTAAAAACTTCATATCGTGTAAAAAAGATTGTTTTGTCTTAATGAATTGTGATTCCATCGAATATATTAATGGAAATCATTTAAACGCTTCTTATCAAATATACTCCAAAAACGATTTTACATTAAAATTTGTCAAGGATTATTTGGAATCATGTAAAAATAAATACATACTTACAGACACACCAAACCAACACGGGCAAAATTATGATGGATACTATGACCATAGACACGACCAAAGCGTATTATCATTAATATCCATCAAAAACAATATAAACCCTTTAGTTGACCCATCTGAATGGGGTAATAAATGTGGATGTAGAGGTTTCGACCAATTATTTCTACACCATAGAAATCCTAATTATAAATTATAAATTATAAATGACAATAGTACCAATTTTAGTCGGTGGATTTGGAAATAGATTATATCAAATCGCAAATGCGTTTAGATTACAAAATCAATTAGAATGTGACGTTAAATATTATAAAATAAATCCGATAGACAGTGATGTATCAAATTTTAGAAATTTAGTGTTAAGGAAGAGTGACTTTGAAGATTTCGGAGGTCATGATTTAATAATAAAAGAAGGTTTACCATCCAATATTTTTGAAGTATTTCCTCATCTAAATTACACTCAAACCCCAACAAAAATAAATGATATTTTAATTAATAAAAATTTATTTTTTGAACATACAATTGATAGTATAAATCCGGATATTGATTCCGTCGTTATGGGATACTATTTTGGGTATAGGTTTATCAAAAATCATATAGAGGATGTCAGAAATTCTTTAAATCCTAATATTGAGAGATATGTTAATCAGAAATATCCTGACCTACTAAGAAAAAGAATTTTAGGTATACATTTAAGATTGGGTATTGGTAGTGATAATAATCCCGCAATTGTTGTTCCTGAGGATTATTATAATAAAATTCTAGAAATTGAACGGGGTAATTTTGACGAAATATACATTGTTTCAGATAACATTGAAAAATCAAAAAATTTTATTTATAATTTCAATACTAAAGGTGTTAGTGTAAAATTAATTGAGGGGGAACCAATGTATGTTGATATGTTAATATTAAGTAAGTGTTCAGTATTATTAATCGCCCCGTCAACATTATCAGCCTGGTCAGCATATTTAAATAAAAATAAAAATGTATATGTTCCCAAAATATGGGTATCACATCATTGGACAAACGACATACCGCAAGAATGGAAACTATTTTAAAATATAAAAATGAAAATCTAGATGAGGTTTATCAAAGTTTACAGAATGAATTTTATAACGATTCAATTTTACTAAATCACCGAACCTACATTGAAGAAAATAATTTAGGTTATGGTGAAAAACCATTCCATGTTATTTGGAGAGAAATTATAAATTCCCAACCTAAAAAGTTTAAATTTTTAGAAATAGGGGTTTATAAAGGTCAGGTTTTAAGTTTGGTTAAACTTCTATCCGATTTAAAAAATAAAGAATGTGAATTTTATGGTGTTACACCTTTAAGTAATGTAGGAGATAAATATTCAAAAAAATATGATTCCGTAGATTACGCTTTAACTATAGAATCATTATTTAAAAAATTTAATTTAGAATTTGATTTAAACACAAACATAATCAATGGAAGTTCCGTTGAAGAGGATGTGAAAAATAAAATTAAGCAATTAGGTATTTTTGATGTTGTTTACATTGATGGTTGTCATGATTATGATTGTGTTGTTTCCGATATATTATTAATAAAAGAAATTACAAAAAATGGTTCATACATTATTATGGATGACGCATCTTGTTATAAACCAATAAATCGAATCGGAGCACACTTGGGACACTCTGACGTTTGCGACGCGATAAAGGATTATATTGAAAATGATAATTGTTTTGAAGAGGTTATTTGTGTTGGACACAATAGAGTATTTAGAAAAATAAAATGACAAAAAATAATATCACCTGTTTATTAACGGCTCATAATAAGGAAAATTTAATTGAATTAGTTTCGAACGGAATTATTCAAAACGTGTCTGATTTGACTAAACAGATTATTGTTGTTTTTGATGGGTGTATAGATAATACTGAGAATTTAACGAAAAATATTTTTAAAAATTTTAAAGGTATAGTTGATTATGTTTATACTGATGATGTTTTCGAATTGAAAGCGAATAACGCCGGATTAAAAGTTGTAAAATCGGAATATGTGATTTTAATTCAAGATGATATGGTAATAAAAGAAAAAGATTTTGACAAAAGAATGTTAAAACCTTTTTTATCTTTTTCGGATGTTTTTGCAGTAACATCACAAACCGCACATAATAATAAAATCATTGGTAGTACTGTATATTCGGTTGATGAGGCAGATAGACGGCACGGATATCCTAGAGATAAATTTGCGGTAAGAGAGATTGCGAATAGAGGTCCTTTAATGTATGACTATAGTGACTTAGTTAAATTAAATTTTTTTGACGAATTTTTATCACCAAATTCATATGATGACCACGATATTTCTTATCGCGCTTACAAAGAACTAAATAAGATTAGTGGTTTATATTGGATTAATTATGATTCTGAACCTGAATGGGGTACTGGTAGACAAAAAAATCAAAATATCCATAGGGATGCACATACAAGAAATTCTAAAATAATAATTGAACGTCATTCAGATGTTTTAAATGGTGTAATTAAAAATGAAGATAGAAATTTAAAATAAATAACAAAAAATGAACAATAATATAATAAATGAAAGACCATTTTTACAATGGGGTCTAAAACATGAAATTGGTTCGTCAAATGATGGTGAAGATGATTTCGTTATTTCGTATTTTAAAGACAAAAAAATAAATAGGAAAAGGGTGGTTGTGGATATTGGTGCTGCTGATGGTTTAACAGGGTCAAATTCAAAAAAATTAATAAATGAACATAATTGGTGTGGAATATTAATTGAACCATTTTTACCTTTTTATAATTACTTAACTAAACTATATTGTGATAATGATAATGTTACAATTTTAAATTACGCATGTGATATCGATGAAAAAGATACTGTAATTTACTATCAAGATAACCATGATAAGGTTGGGTTGACATCATTACTTCCTGAAACCGCAATTAATCAAAATTTAAACCAAAAACAAATAATTAAAACAAAAAAATTTAACGATTTAGTCAAGACTCAATATATTGATTTTATTTCTATAGATACAGAAGGTAAAGATTTTGATATATTAAAAGATATTGATTATAAAAAATATACAATTGAAATTATTTGTTGTGAAAGGTGGGTTGGTCACGATATTGATTATAATAACATTGTTATTCAATTTTTATCTGAAAAAAATTTTAAACTTGTTAAAACTACTAACGCCAATTTAATTTTTTTAAATAATGATATACGTATTTGACTTAGATAACACTCTGTGTGATACTAAAAAGAAGGAAGATGGTAATTGGGATTACTTGAATGCCGAACCATTTATAGATAGAATTAAAATGGTAAATGACTTATATGATAAAGGTAATCGTATTATTGTGGAAACTGCAAGAGGTTGTGTTTCTAAAAAGAATTGGTACGAACAAACATATCATCAATTAGTTGGGTTTGGGTTAAAGTTTCACGAATTAAGAGCCGGTGTTAAATTTAATGCAGATTTTTTCATCGACGATAAGGCAATAAATTCAAATGATTTTTTTAATGGGAATAATTAATCGAATAATAAAAAAACAACCTAAATTAATAAAAAAAATTTATTATGATTTAGTACCGTTCAAACATAGATACGGTAAAACTTTTTCTGATACCTGTAACTTCTTAAATGAAGTTGATAATTGGTCTTATGATAGGTCTATAGAATATCAATTCAACCAATTAAAACAGATTTTAAATCATTGTAATGATAACGTACCATATTACGGTAAACTATTTGCAAACTATGGATTTAACCCAAATATACAATCATTTGACGATATTAAAAAACTACCGTTACTTACCAAAGACATTATTAATGATAATTTTGGTGATTTAATTTCTAAAAATTACAACGGTAATAAAATTATGTTTAAAACGTCGGGTTCTAGTGGAAGTAGGTTAAAATTATATGGTGACGATTCCATGTACAAAAAAGAAGCTGCATATATCCTACATAGCTTTAAATCGCATAGTAGTGACCTTTACGATAAATGGACGATATGGATTAGAAGACACTCACCTAAAGATATGAATGATTTGGTTGTGAAAGACTACGAATTGAAAAGAATTTACATTTCTCCATTCCATTTAAATGATGACACTATTTTATACTATGTTGATTTAATCAATAAAAGTAAATCAACAACCATAGTAACTTACCCATCAACAGCTTTTTGGTTATCCTGTTTATTGGAAAAACATAATATAAGGTTACCATACATCAAATCAATACACGGAGCTTCTGAAAAATGTTTAGATACGTGGGGAGATAAAATTAGGAAGGTTTTTGGGTTTAATTTAAAAATGCACTATGGTCAGGTTGAGAAAGTTTCTTTTATGTACCAATCTAACGATAGTGAATTATACCATAATGATTTAACATATTCATACACAGAGTTTGATAATTCAAATACCATTATTGGAACCTCTTTTATGAATTATGTGATGCCGTTTATTCGTTATAAAACAAACGATGTTGTCACATTAAATGATAATGTCGAATATAACATCTCAAGACCTTTAATGGTTTCCAAAATAGATGGTAGAGTGGACGATATGATTGTTTCGGAAAATGGAACAAGAATACCTTCCGTTAATTTCTATACCGTAATGTCAAAAAAAGAGGAAATTAATATGTTTCAACTCTACCAAAAATTGGATAAATCATTATATTTTAAAATAGTAATTAAAGACAACTTTAATGATACTGTTTTGGATGAGCTTAGGTCTGAAATAATTAAAAGAGTGGGAAATCTACCATTACAATTTCAAATTGTGGATGAAATACCAAGAGACCAAAATACCGGTAAAATAAGGTGTGTAATAACTGAATTAAAATGATAAAAAAAAATAACAGATTAGAGTTAATTGATGAATATAAACCGTCTAAAAGAACTGTTGGGGGTAATGTTAAGAAATTAGATTGGAATGAATGTAATTTAACATATGACGAAGAATTTAGTAAGATTTTATTTTCATCACTATCCACAATTAATTATAGTGAGTATCCAAATATTAATAATGAAAGTTTAATTAATAAATTAAGTCTTTATTGTGGTGTTGAATCAAAAAATGTACAAACTTTTAACGGTTCGGATTCCGCACTACATTACATCTTTGCAACTTTTTTAAATGCTGATACCAACGTATTAATTTATTATCCTAACTATACTCAAATTGAAACGTACATAAAACTTTACTCAGATAATGTAAATCATTCCACAATTAATAATCCGTTTGATGTACATGAATATAATTTTTATGATATCATTCAAAATGATGTGGTTTATATTAGTAACCCAAATAACCCGACGGGTTATTGTTTGGACGTTAATATAATTGAACATTTATTAACTATCCATCCTGAGAAATTATTCATAATTGATGAGGCTTATTATGAATTTTCAAAAAAATCATGTTCAAAATTAGTTAACACATACAACAATATAATTGTAACTCGAACTTTTTCCAAAGCATTTTCTTTAGCATCAATTAGACTTGGTTATATATGTGCAAATGAAGAATTAATTAATTCAATCAATAAAATTAGAAACAGTAAAGAAGTAAACTCCTTCGCTCAAAAATTAGGTGAAGTCTCATTGGATAATATCAAATATATTGAGAATAGAATTGATATTATTATAAATAATAGAAATAGATTTGAAAAGGTGTTAGAGAATAACAATATTGAATTTATTAAATCGGATGCCAACTTTATTTTGATTAGAGTTCCTGATAGTAAAAGAA